GCAAACAAAGTAAAAGCAATATTGTATGATATAGCAGATGATTGCTCAACTACCACTAAAAGAAACTATACATTAAATCACTTTATTGAAAGAATTAAAATTTACAATGAAGAAAAATTTAATTATGAAATAATTACAATACAATTAAAAGGGAAATAAAATTATGTCAATCGAAGACGATTTCTATGCAACAATAAAATTAAAATCAGGCGAAGAGATATACGCTAAGGTAGCGGCTTCTGAAGAAGAAAATAGAACAATGTTAATTATACATAGTCCTATTACTATTTTAGAGATTAAAAGTAAAGGGGGAATAGTAGGATATAAGGTAGAACCCTGGTTAAAGACTACTCGTGATAATATGTTTATTATTAATCTAGATGATGTATTGACCCTATCAGAATCATCAGATATTCAAATGATTATGATGTATCAAAATTTTCTTAGAGATAGTGAAAAAGAAGGTAATAATCAATCAAAAATGAGTAGAAGGATGGGTTATATATCTAATGTTAATGATGCTAAAGAAATATTAGAAAAAATCTATAAAGATAGTAAAACAAATAAAAGCTAAGTTATATCCTTTCAACCCTGACAAAGTTAGTCTACATGTAATCTAGTACCTTGTCAACTCTATGTGGAAATGCTATAATAATACATAGTAGTGATAAAGACTTATGGCAATAATCAGACCTATGGCTAAAAGAAAAAGGTCGGAGCATTATGTAAATAACAAGGAATTTCTAGCTGCTTTAATAAGGTATCAGGAAGATATTGATATAGCAAAAATTAGGGATAATCCCAAACCTGTTATACCCAGGTACATAGGTGAGTGTTTTTTAAAGATTGCAAATCACTTATCATTTAAACCAAACTTTGTTAACTACATGTTTAAGGAGGACATGATCTCTGATGGAATCGAAAATTGCGTTCAATACATACATAATTTTAATCCTGAGAAATCCAAGAATCCTTTTGCTTACTTTACGCAGATTATACATTATGCATTTCTCCGCAGAATACAAAGAGAAAAACGCCAATTAGAAATTAAGAATAAGATACTTGAGAAGTCTGGTTACTCAGAAGTGTTTGATGACAGTAATAAGATTGACGGAGATAACTATTCAGACTATAATCAAATTAAGGATGCTGTACATTCCAAGTTGCGTAATTAATGAAGATTGCGATTATTACCGATCAGCACTTCGGGGCACGAAAAAACTCTAAACTTTTTCATGATTATTTCCTGAAGTTTTATGATGACATTTTCTTTCCTACTATAGAGAAGGAAGGTATTGATACCATAATTGATATGGGTGATACCTTTGATAGTAGAAAGGGGATAGATTTTGCTGCATTGTCATGGGCAAAGGATAATTATTTTGATAGATTGAGGAATATGGGCATTACTGTTCATACTATAGTTGGTAATCATACGGCATATTATAAGAATACAAATGAGATAAATGCAATAGATCTTTTGTTGCGTGAGTATGATAATGTAAAAGTATATTCAGAAACAGTTCCTATAGAAGTAGGTGGTCTAAGTGTTCTTCTTGTGCCTTGGATTAATAAGGAGAATGAAGATCAAACTCTATCAATGATTAAAAGGTCAAGTTCTCCTGTGTGTATGGGGCATCTTGAGTTGAAAGGATTTAGAATCCATCGGGGATATGTAATGGAGCATGGAACAGATATGAATATATTTGATAAGTTTGAGAAAACATTTTCTGGACATTATCATACTAGGTCGGATAATGAGAAAATATTCTATCTAGGAAATCCTTATGAGATGTTCTGGAATGATTGTGGTGATACTAGAGGATTTCATTTATTTGATACAGAGACTTTAGAACATACACCTGTTAACAATCCATATCAGTTATTTCATAAGATTTTTTATGAGGATACCGACCATCAAATGTTTGATACAAGAGAGTATGAGGATAAGATTGTAAAGATAATTGTTCAGAAGAAGACTGATATTAAAAAGTTTGAAAAATTTGTTGATAAACTTTATAAGTCTGGAGTTGCTGAACTTAAAATTGTAGAAAATTTCAATTTTAATAATTTGTATGATAATGAAACGGAAGGATATGAATCAGAGGATACACTTTCTATTCTTAATCGATATATTGAAGAATCGGAAGTAAGTCTTGATAAGTCTCGTATTCAGAAAATGATACAAGAAACTTATCAGGAGGCATGTGAGATGGTCTAAAATGTACATACTCACCATGCATGGAAGGGAAGGAGAAGGTGCATACTCTGTTATTGATGATGATGGAGAACAGACCCTTTACTTATTTGAACAAGAGGATGATGCTATTCGATTTGCTATGATGTTAGAAGATGAGCAAGATTATCCCGAAATGCATGTTCTAGAGGTTGAGGATGAAGTAATGATTCAGACCTGCCAATCTCATCGATACAAGTATACCGTTATTACACCCAATGACATTGTAATTCCTCCTAATAAAAATCATGATCTTATTTGAGAAAATACGCTGGAAAAACTTTTTAAGTACAGGTAATCAATATACAGAAGTACAACTCAATACTCATTCAACAACTTTGATTGTTGGAACAAATGGTGCTGGAAAGAGTACTGTATTAGATGCTCTTACCTTTGCATTGTTTAATAAACCTTTTCGTAAGATCAGTAAGGGACAGTTAACTAATACTACTAATGAAAAAGATTGTAAAGTAGAAGTAGAGTTTACTCTTTCAGGAACTTCTTGGAAAGTATTAAGAGGAATTAAACCAAATATATTTGAGATATGGAAAGATGGGAATGTAATGGATCAATTTGCTTCTGCTAATGATCAACAGAAGTGGTTGGAACAAAATGTTTTGAAGATGAACTATAAGTCTTTTACTCAGATTGTTATACTGGGTTCAAGTACTTTTGTTCCTTTCATGCAATTGACAGCATCTAATAGAAGAGAAGTTATTGAAGATTTGCTTGATATTAAAATCTTCTCTTCAATGAATAATTTGATTAAAGATAAGATAAGAGTAGTTAGAGAAGATATTAAAACTCTTGAACTTAAGAAAGAGTCTTTTACTGATAAGGTAAAGATGCAAGAGAACTTTATAGAAGAATTGGAACAGCAAAGTAAGGAAAATATAGAAGATAAGAATAGTAGAATTAGTGTTCTTTTTGAAGAGGCAGATAACTATGTTAAAATAAATGAAGAATTAGAAAATGAAGTTCATGATCTTTCAAAAGAACAAGAAATAGTATCAGGTGCTACTGCAAAACTCAGAACCCTTGGTGGGATAAAGGGTAAGATTTCTAATAAGGTATCTACTATTACCGCAGAGCATAAGTTCTTCACTGAAAATACGGTTTGTCCTACATGTACTCAGGATATTGAGGAGGACTTCAGAATAAATAAAATTGCCGATGCTCAAACTAAAGCAAAAGAGTTGCAATCTGGTTATAAAGAACTAGAAGAGGCAATTAAAAAAGAGGAAGAGCGAGAGCATCACTTTACAAAACTATCCAAGGAGATTACTACACTAACGCATGGCATTTCTAAAAACAATACTCACATCTCTGGGTGTCAACGACAAATCAGAGATCTGGAATCGGAAATTCAGAGAATTACCGACCAACTTGCAAACAGAAATACTGAGCATGAGAAGTTAGCAACATTTAGGGATAAGTTAAAGGATACATATGATGATTTAATTAGTAAGAAAGAGACTGTTACTTACTATGATTTTTCATATGGATTACTTAGGGATGGTGGAGTAAAAGCAGAAATCATTAAGAAGTATCTACCACTGATCAATCAGCAGGTGAATAGGTATCTTCAGATGATGGAGTTTTATATTAATTTTACTTTGGATGAGGAATTTAACGAGACTGTTCAATCTCCTATCCATGAAGATTTTTCATATGCTTCCTTTAGTGAAGGGGAGAAGATGCGTATTGACTTAGCACTTCTATTCACCTGGAGGGAGGTAGCAAGGTTTAAGAATTCAGTAAATACTAATCTTCTTATTATGGATGAGGTATTTGATAGTTCCTTAGATGGTTTTGGAACGGAAGAATTCCTTAAGATTATTAGATATGTTATTAAGGATGCTAATATCTTTGTTATATCTCACAAGACTGGTATGGAAGACAAGTTTGAGAATCATATAAGATTTGAGAAAGTGAAAGGGTTTAGTAGGATGGGTGTTTAATGTCCACTTTTAAGCATCAACCCACGGGCAAAAGGTTTCTTTTCGTTCATATTCCCAGAACAGCAGGAAGATTCATTGAACAGAATCTTATGAATGGTAATGATTTTGTATGGGATGATCATGTAGAAATAGACAGGCAGTATAAGAGTATTGATGGTGTTGAGTTAGCACATTTTCATCGAGAATACTATGAGAAGTATTTGGATGTAAAAGACATACCTCATATAACAGTAGTAAGAAATCCTATTGATAGGTTCATATCTTGTTCTATTTTTCTATCAGAATTGTATGGTGATAATCTTGAAGAGTTATTGGAAGACCCTATGATGTTTTCTTCTATGCTACAGAATTATCCATCAACAGAATCGGTTAATTGGTTTAGACCTCAGCTAGATTTTATTTCAGAGAAGACCCATATATGGAAGTTTGAGGATAAGTTTGGTGATGACTTTGCTCAGTGGTTGAGTGATATAGTGGGAGTGGACATTAAGATCAGACAAGATATGCCAGTTGAGAAATTGCCAACTGATGAGTCTAAAAAGGTTAAGAGGAGTGCTAAACTTATAGATAATATTAAGTCTCTTTATAGTAAGGACATTGGCAAACTCTACCCCGAACTGGATTCATAATTCGGGTAAACCCCCGAAGAGAAAACTGAAACCGCAAGCACTACGATCTGCAAGAGAAAAGCGTAGACACTTGATAAACCGTCTATCTGTGAAGAAACAGAGGCGGTTTTCGTGTATGATAGGTACATCAAACGAAAACAACGATGGCAGTTCAGCAAGAAATCAAGTCACAACTAGCAAAACTTCTTGCTACTGAGGACATTGTGGTCGAGCATAAGCATTGTGAGACTGCACAGTTTAATGTTCAGACTCGTGTTCTGATCCTTCCGTTATGGGAGAAAGCAAGCAATGATGTATATGATATGCTTGTGGGTCATGAGGTAGGACATGCACTTTTTACACCTAATGAAGATCCCCCAGAAGGTGTTCCTCATCAGTTTTTAAATGTCTGTGAGGATGCAAGAATTGAGAAGTTAATGAAGAGAAGATATATGGGTCTTGCCAAATCCTTTTATAAAGGGTATAATGAGTTGCATGAAGAAGATTTCTTTGAGTTAGATGGTGAAGATATTAGTAATTTTAATCTTGCTGATCGGGCTAATCTATATTTTAAGATTGGTTCGTTCCTTGATTTATCTTTTTCAGCTCCTGAAGCGGAGATTATCTCTTTAATTTACAATGCCGAAACCTTTACTGACACAATCGCAGCAGCAGAAGCGTTATATAATTTCTGCAAACAGGAGACCAAACAGAAGTCTGAGACTGAGCAAATTCACACCAACGAGAATTCTCTCATGGATATTGAAAGCGGTGGGAGTGGTGACACTAGTGAGTCTAGCGATACTGATTCTTCCCTTTCTGAGTCTGATAGCGATGCTCCTGTGGAAAGTGGGATCGA